CCAGTAGCCATCTTCTCAGCATGCATTAACTGCGCATCTGACATAGCCATTTTCGTTCTCTGTTTATTAGCGTAAATTTTACTACCAGCAGAAACGGCTAATTTAATTGCCGATAACCACATGGATTAATACCATTTAGCTTTAACAGGTTTTTTGTCAGCTCTCATTGCTTTAGTTCCTCTAACAGTCACAGTTTGTGTTTCAGTACCACTAGTCATTTCTATAGTTTTACCGCCTGTTGAGTAACCATCTGGACCACAACCAAGTTCTTTTTCTATCTTGACGTCGTCGTTCATGAAAGTTGATCCTCTTTGCCAATCTTTGCTCATAATTTATCTCCTTTTAGATTATTATACTTAATTTTTCTTAAAATTTCTACCAAAATCGAATCTTTTGCTATCGATAGACATTTGCGCCTTAGTTAAAGACGTATCCGAACGTAATTCTGCTAATTCTTCGTTCTGTTCTAGTTTTTCATCGTGATGTGTGTCGTTCATCATTGCTTTCATCTTATCTACATTCAATCTACCCTCATTATAAGAGTTTCTTTCTTGATCTGCTTTAGCTTTAATGTCTAGTTCTCTAGATTTTAATTTAATTAACGGATCACCACCTGCTTCACTACTAATTTTGTCTTCTTCTTCAGCATAATCCATAGTTAGCTCTGCAATTAGAATAGCTTTTCTTGCTTCTATTTGATTTGTAAGTTGTTGTATACGTTGTTGCATTTGCATTACTTGTGGGTTTTGCATTGCAGCAGGATTTTGCATTAATGGTTGCATTTGTTGTTGCATCTGTTGCATTTCTTGTAACTCTTGTACAAATTCTATTTGAACTTGCTCTTGAGCCATTAAAGAAATGTGTTCTAAAATATTTTTTTGAATTGCTGCCATTGCCATTGGATTATTTTGAATCATAGAAATAGACATAAAGCTTAAATGCGCATCGATGTGTGCTTTGTGATCTTGTCCACCAAATGCTTGAAAAGGTTTTCCAGACATTGCTGTAATGTGTTCTAAACTTGGGTCCATCGGTACTGGTTGTGCCGGTGGTGGTAAAATTGCATTAATGTCTTTTACTCCTAACGCATCATACATTGATCTATATGCTTGATACAGATTATGTAATTGAGGATTTGATTGCGCTAGTTGTAATTGACTTTGTGCTAAAGAAATTCTTTGTGTTTGAGAAAAAATATTAGGATCTGCTACTGGTAAGATATCAATCTTGTCATCAAAATCTTGTACTTTAATTTGTCTTTGTGCTCCAGGTACATCGTATGGATATACGGGTGGTAAATATGTTTTGAATACTTGTGCTAATAATTTAAATTCATTTTTCATTCCCACGTATAATCTTTTGTGGATTGCGGACATAACTCTAGATCCTCTTTCTAAAAGAGCTACAGTAGTACCAACAGCGGCACCTTGATTTCCATCTCCAACTTGCATATCAGCAATTGAAGCAAATCTTTGTCCTGCACCTACTACAACATTTAATAATTGTAATAAAGTTTGATCTGGTCCTTTAAATGGTAGTTGCATAAACTGATCTTTAATATTTCCACCAGGAACATCTACATCTCTAAATTCTCCAGGTTGTAAAGGCTGTGCGTCATCTCTCATTCTAACACCTCTAGTTTTAAAACCAGCAGGTAAGTTAGCTAAAGTTCCAGCATCTAGTAATTGTCTTAAAGCAACAGTTGCTGTACGTGATAAACCACCAATCATGTGAATTAAACCTAAACCATAAAAACCTAAACCAGGTAAAAATTTAAAATGCACAAAATAATCTTTTTTCTTTTTTAAAGGGTCTTGTTCATCAAAGTTTCTTCTGATAGATAAAATTTTACCGTTTGCTTCATCGATTGTTACAATATATGGAAGTTTAACACCAGTAGGCTCTCCATCTTCTGGGTTAACATCTTCAAAACCTTCTAAATCTAAATTAACATGCATTTCTAAAATAGTGTACATGTCTTCAGTACCGTTTGCAGATACACCTTCTAATTCTAATTCTTTTTGTTTTAATTTATCTTCTTGAACAGGGGGCTCACCAAGATCAATGTCTTTATAAAAACCATTAACCTGTTGTTTACGTAAATCGTTTTCTGATATTTTAATAACATGAATAATTGCTTCTGCATCTTCTAATGATGTTGCAGAATAAGGTACAACTAAATCTTCAGCCGGAATAAATTTTGATACTGCTCTTTCTAATAGATCATCATAGTAAACTTTTTTAAAAGTAGATCCTGATAGAGGTAAGTAGAATAACATTTGATCAAACTCTGGTTCATACTCTTTCATCTGATCCATGATTTGATAGTTCATAAAATCTTTAACACGTTTAGATTGCTCTTCTTTAGGAACACTTAACGCACCTAAGATTTGAGTTCTAACCGGACCATCTGCTGGTAGTAATTCTTTGTAAGCTTGTGCTTGAAACTGAGTAACGGCTTCTGCTAGTACTGGGTGAGTAACTGAACTTGCTCCTCTGAAAGGTTCTGTTCTGTTTACGTATTTAAATCCTAAAAGGTTTAAACCTTCTCTATAACTGTCGGCCCATTCCTGTCTTGATTCTTTGTAGTTTGTATATTTTTCCATTAACTCTGATGCTAACGGATCTCCTACTGAATCTTCTAAAACTTCTGCAATATTATCAAAATGACCCATTCCTTCTGGAATTTCTTTAGCATTAGGATCAAAAGAAACTTCTGCTCCACCATCTTCAGTCATATCTATTTCAACAGGGCCAGCATCTGTATTTATTACTTCTGCTTCTTGTACTTGTTCAATATCAATTTCTTCTCCCAATTGATTAGGATCCATATTGGGTAATGATTTGTCTATTGTAGCCATAGGGATATTCTATCTTCTTTTAAATAATGTTTCAACACCTGCTTTGTTACTAGCAGACCTCGGATTGCTTGTCAAACCAATGATTCCACCTGATGCTTGTTTAGTTCGAGGTGTGTTTTTAAATGTTTGTATAATATCATCACCACTCATTCCTTTATTACCCATCTCTATAGTTTGCTCTACCATAGCAATTATGTCAGCTTTCTTTCTTGGGTTTATCTCAGTTGCAATTTGTTCTGCAAGGGCTCTATCCATTCCTGGATACTTTAACATAAGATTATCAACTTCTATACTTTTTTGTAAAGCTGCAGGAGATGTATCACTCAATATTTCAGCTACACCTCTTTTAATTTCTTTGTTTAAAATTTCTTTATTAAAATCTTTACTATATTCTGCATATTCATCTTTAGGAATAATTGATTTAGTTTTACCATCCCTTAAAGTTTGCATTTCAACACCGATATCAAAAGTAGATAATTCTTCTATCTCATCTCTTGTCATTAATCTTGAGTCACCACTTGCTTCCATATCTGCAAGTTTTTGTTCTAAGAATCTTTTTCTAGCTGGAGATTTATCACCTGCTTCTGGATCTAGTTTACCCATTTTGTATTGTGAAAACATTTCTGCAGTAAACTCTTCTTGTTGTTTTAAAATTCTTTGTGCATCACCTATTGTGCCATCAAAATTATAAGCTTCTAATTGGTCTGCTCCTCCTAATTCATCTATAAAAGCTTGATACTCATCATCTGTTAATTGTTTGTTTGGATCTGGGTTTCTAGCAGCAAAATCATCAAATAATTCTGATCTACTTTCTATCTCATCACCACTTTTAATAATGTCATCACCAAATTTACTTTTAAGAGCTTTTAGTGCTGCTTGTAATGCTTTTGATTTTGGAATTCCACCAAATCTAAGATTTACTCTACCACCGCCTGCAAGATTTATAATACCGCCGTCCGCTTTTCCTTTTCTAAGGAATTCTGGTACTTGTTCACCTACTTCTAAAAAGATATCATCTGGAACTCCCGATACTTCTTCTAAAATTTCACCTGTATTTTCTCTGTTGTTAGAAATATATGAAGTGTTTTCTTCGTACTCAGGCATTGTTTTACGAACTCCTCCTGCAGGATTTGCTTCATCTAAAAGTATTTTTTCACTGGGTTTATATCTCATAAAAACTTCTTCGTTAGCATTTTCACTAGCAAAGCGGTCAATTGCTTCATCACTTTGGCTAGTTTTAAAAATTTGAATTTCACCTGTTGCTACATCTTCTATTAACTCAAAATCTTTATATTGTTTTACAGTTTGTCTGTCAGCTATTGCGGCTGTTTCAGTTACATCTTTACCTAAATTTTTAATTTTATCTACAAGCTTCCAAAAATAAATTGGAACATCTTGAGCAACATTTGCAACATTAGCTATACCTTCTCTGACCATTGGAGACTTCACAGATGATGCCATCTTTCCCACAATTGGAAGAGATAGAAGTCCTGCTGCTCCTTTTAAAAATCCTCGTCTATTCATTGTTATTAAAGAAATTGTAAATCATTCCTTCCTCG